GTCTTCCTCGATGAAGCCCAAGACTTAAGTCCTCATCAATGGAAGTGTTTTGATTATATTAAATCAAAATGTAAAAGAGCATATATGGCGGGTGATGATGATCAAACTATCTATGGGTTTCAAGGCGCTGACCCTAATTGTTTTATGAAACAAGAAGGAGAAAGGGATGACCAAGAGATATCTCGTAGAGTTCCAAGAGCTGTACATAGAAAAGCTATTACAATATTAAATCAACTTACTAGTAGAATAGAAAAAAAATGGGTGCCACGAGATGCAGAAGGCATGGTGTATCCTAACTACACACTAGACGAAATAAATTTTTCAAAAGGTAATTGGATGATATTAGCTAGAACAAATAAACTATTAAATAATATATCAGAACATTTTTATTTTTTAGGCGTTAGATTTAGTGGTAAAACTAATAAACATTTACCTAATGATATATTAGAGGTGTATAAAATCTGGACACGATTGAATCAAGGTGCGATTGTTTCTGCAGAAGAAGCAGAAAAAATATACAAGTATTTAGTATTTAAAAAAGGTCATGTAGCAAGAGGTTTTTCTGATGGCAAAAGCGTGCAGCGAGAAACGAACGTTGACTTACAAAAATTAAAAAGCCACCATGGTTTATTAATAGAGGGAGACTGGAGACAATTACATTTTCCAGAAGACACAAAAGAATATATGCAAACGTTATTAGAAAGAGGAGATACTTTAATGAATAAATCAAATATACAACTACTTACTTTACATGGTTCTAAGGGAAAAGAATGTGACAACATATGTTTGTTTACAGATTATGGAACAGAGGGACAAGATGAATTTATATATAAAAGTGCTTATGAAAATCCAGATGCTGAACATAGATTATTTTATGTGGGCACCACAAGAGCAAAAGAAAATTTATATATAATGCAACCAACATCAGATTATTATTACACAATAGGAGAACCAATAGTATGACAAACAAAGATATATTTAAAGGAGTCACATACGATTCTTTAGAAAAGCAGGTCGGTGGAAAACATTATCGTGGCATGAAGATTCAGCCCGCAGAGTTTATAAACGAAAACAAGTTGCTTTTTGCAGAGGGAAACGCTATAAAATATATATGCAGACACTCGTTCAAGGGGAAACAAGAGGACATTAAGAAAGCAATACATTATTTAGAAATGATATTAGAGAGAGATTATAGTTAATGTTTGAAGCACAAACCGAATGGATAAGTCCTGAATCGTTTCCTGATCTCAAAGGCCATAAGTATATAGCTATCGATTTAGAAACAAGAGATCCTGGATTAAAATCTAAAGGTTCTGGTGCATTGATTGGTGAAGGAGAGATCGTAGGAGTAGCTGTGGCTGTTGAGGGATGGTCTGGTTATTATTCTTTTGGACATAAGGAAGGAAACTTTTTTGATGAAACTGTTGTGATGCGCTGGATAAAAGAAGTTTGTGCACTACCATGTGTTAAATTATTTCACAATGCAATGTATGATGTCTGTTGGTTAAGGGCATATGGTGTTAAAATAAATGGTCACATTGTTGACACAATGGTCATGGCTTCATTGATAGATGAAAATAGATTTTGGTATTCTTTAAATAGTTTATCTTTAGATTATCTTGGACAAGTAAAAGATGAAACAGCATTAAGAGCTGCAGCAGATAAAGCAGGCATAGATGCTAAAGCTGAAATGTGGAAGTTACCTGCTATGTACGTTGGATCTTATGCAGAAAAAGATGCAGAGTTAACATTATCTTTATTTAAAAAACTATCTAAGGAAATTAGAGCGCAAGACTTAACTAAAGTATTTGATTTAGAAACTCAATTGTTTCCTTGTCTTATTGATATGAAGTTTAAAGGCGTTCGCGTAGACGTTGAATCAGCTCATCTATTAAAGCAAAGATTAGTTGAACAAGAAAAACAATGCCTACTAGAAGTAAGTAAAGCAACACAAGTAGACGTTCAAATATGGGCAGCAAGATCGATAGCCAAAGTTTTCGACAAATTAAATTTAGGTTACGCCAAAACTTTAAAAACACAAGCACCCTCTTTTACAAAGAATTTTCTTCAAGAACATAAACATCCTATTGTTCAACATATAGCAAAAGCTAGAGAGATAAACAAAGCACATACTACATTTATAGACACAATTATCAAGTATCAATATAAAGGTAGAATACATGCAGATATTAATCCTATTAGAGGAGACAATGGAGGCACAGTAACAGGTAGATTTTCATACTCTAATCCAAACCTCCAGCAAATCCCAGCGAGAAACAAGCAGCTAGGGCCAATGATAAGATCTTTATTTATTCCTGAAAGAGATCACAAGTGGGGATGTTTTGATTATTCACAACAAGAACCAAGACTAGTTGTGCATTATGCAGCCACAAAATTTAAAGGTGATGAAGAAGTCACAGAAATAGTTGAAAGATTTCAAAACAATACAGTAGACTTTCACCAAACTGTTGCAGAGATGGCTAACATATCTAGAACACAAGCTAAAACAATTAATCTTGGATTGTTCTATGGTATGGGTAAAGCAAAACTGCAAGCAGAACTAGGTTTGTCTACTAAAGAAGAAGCAACAAAATTATTTAATAAGTATCATGATAGTGTGCCGTTTGTAAAAGATCTTATGGATGCTATATCCAGAGATGGTGCTGCATTTGGATACATAAAAACATTTGGTGGCAGAAAATGTAGATTTGATAAATGGGAAATAGCAGAATGGAACAATGGTAATTTTAAAGCACCTATGAGTAAAGCAGATGCAGAAGCAGCATACTTTAAAAAATATCCAAAAGCAACTAAAGCAAATATAAGAAGAGCTATGACATATAAAGCATTAAATAAATTAATACAAGGATCAGCAGCTGATATGACTAAACAGTCTATGTTAGATTTATATAGAGAGGGTATTGTGCCACATATACAAATACATGATGAACTTGATATTTCTGTAGAGTCAGAAACTCAAGCTAAAAAAATTATTGAGATTATGGAGAGTTCTGTTAAATTAAAAATTCCCAATAAGGTTGACTATGAATCAGGAGATAATTGGGGGCAAATAAATGGATAATAATTATGGCATACTTAAATGCAAACATACCACCAATGTATTCACAAATAAGAAGGGAATATTTATATGATCTTAAAAAACATCATGGAGAAGTTGAAGACTGTATTGTCTTTGGTCTTAGCTGTATTACAGGGAGGGCTATATTATGGCATGCCATTATGGAGAACGGCGCAGTCTTTTATCGTCTGCCAATTACGGCTTTTATTCAACGTGGTTTTCAACCGGAAGCTGTTCCACATAGGAGACTTGATGAACTTCAACTTTGGAATTCTTTTAGTTATTGGCCTGCTGTTACTGATTATGATATTTTAAGTGGAGCTGCAGGTAAATATATAGGAAAAGATAAAAAATGGCACCATGGAAAATACTTATTTACCGTTGACTTTGCACACCCAGAGAGTAATATATTAGACACCGAACATTCGGAAATACCGCACGAACATAAGTGCGCTCACATAATGGCCTTAGATGATGGCAATTATGCAGCACAACCAAACAATAGACTAATCTGGGACTTACCTTCTTTCACTGTGAAAGACAATATTCCTGATTGGAAAGTTCAAACATCAGAATGGAACGTAGAAGATTCTGGTCAATGGAAAACAGAAGATACTGACAAGTTCTTCTATGAGATAGAGGAGAAAAAAAATGATAAATAAAATAAAAGAAAAAATTAAAAACGTTTGGAACAAAATTGTTTCTATCGTTTGGAGAAAAAAATAATGAACGATATTTGGAAGACTATTCAATTACCTAGTCCAAAAGTTATTTTAATATATAGATGTATAATAGTTGCATCGTTAATATTATTGTATTTAAAATGAGCGTAGTTTTTTGTAAAGAATGCGGTCAAGATTGTAACTGTCGTGAAAACGGAGAGTGTTCTTGTGAAGATTGTAAATGCAAAGATTCGGAGAATAAGGAAGAAAATGAGGTATAAATCTGTAGAAAATAATTATTATTTTACAGGTATACTAATTATACTCATGGTTTTACTTGCTTTCTTTGGTGGACCTGCACATTCAGGATCTACACAAACAAATACATCTGGATCTAATACAGCGATTGAAGGTGGTTATACATCAACTGCTACGACAACGTATCAGTCTGGGTCTAGTTCTAATAGCACAACAAATAGCACAACAAACTCTAATATAAGATCAGCACCACCAAGCTCTAGTGCACCTTCTTATAACAGCATGACACAAGACGTTTGTGCTGTAGGAGCATCTGTTGGTGTGCAAACATTTGGTGTTGGTGTATCCGGTGGTAAACATTTTATTGACAAGAACTGTGAAAGATTAAAATTAGCTAGAATATTAAATGACTTTGGTATGAAGGTTGCAGCTGTTGCAATACTTTGCCAGGACGAAAGAGTGTTTGAATCTATGATACAAGCAGGAACACCATGTCCAATAGATGGCAAGATAGGTAAAGAAGCACAAGAATTATGGGGTAAGTATGACCATGAAAGACCAGATTACACAACATACGTTAAACGTATGAAAGACAGAGAAAAGAAAGAAAAGAAGTTAGCAAAGATAAAAGCTATTGAAGATAAGAAAAATAAAAAAGAAAACTCTGTAGAATTTAAAGAAAAAATAAAAGTACACAAATGAAAATAAGTGAAAACACATCTGTAAGTATGCCTGTCAAGAACATGCTTGCGATAATTTTTGGTGTTGTGGCTGGCGTGTTCGCATACACCGAGCTGACTGCGAGGTTGGTATCGTTAGAGACATCACGTGAGTTGTTTGAAAATGATTTGCTTAAAAAAAGTGAACAAGTGCCCGTAGATCAGGAGCAACATTTTTTATTGGAGGATTTATACAAGTCCGTTGAGAAGATGGAAGAAACTCAAGAAATGAATATGACTAACAAAGTCAACATAGAATTTTTAAGAGAACAATTAGATCAAGCATTAGCTGATATTGAAGATTTAAAAGACAAAGTAAGAGCTAATGGAAAGACAGCGCACTAATGACAGAATTAATTGTAGCCCTACTTATGATTATCAACGGAGAAATTAAAGAGGCACGTATTCAAACCTCAATGTCTGAGTGTTTAAAAGGTAAAAGGATTGCAATGCGTGATGCAAAAGATTCTATAAAGTATCAATGTATTAAATCTATGGCAGAGTTAGAATTAAATATTGACGGCAGTCAAAGTATTAAAAAACTTATACTAAAATGAAATGGTTGATAGCTTTTTTATTTTTATTTACAGTAGCACAAGCTGATACTGTTACAACAGGTAACTTACTTCCGAACGCAGGTGATGGTGTAGACTGGGGATCTACCTCTACAGAACAAATTAATCCAGGTGGTTCTGGCACTGTATCTAATAACACTACACTAAATGGATTTGATGTAACTTGTTCTGCGTCTCAAGCTAACTGTGGATATAAGTATAGTGTTGGTGGTGACTTTGAAGTTACTGGTACTACAACATTGTCTGTTGATGACATAGCACTAACTGATAATAATAGAACTCAAGAGATGTTAGACAACGGTATAACTTTAAATAGTTATATTGATGTTGCTAACTGCGATAATCAAGCTGGTAATTGTGAAGGCAAGAGTGGAGCAACAGATTCACATACAGTTACTATACAATTAAAAGACTCAACCGGCACTGTATTATCTACAACAACACAAACAAGAACAGACATAGATGGATTTCAAGGAAACTGTAATGGTTATCCTACCAGTTCTTCAGGAGGACAGACTGCAGACTGTGGGCAGTATAACGATCAAGTAATTTACAATAGTCATGGATCAAACAAAGTAGATTGGTCCTGGAGTGGCACAGATAACAATACAGGTTCAGGTCAAAGAGGTGGTCCTAATTTATTAGGTGCAGCTCTTACAATGACATACGACGACACTGTATTAAATCAAGATGCATCAGACTCATTAGATCAAGTACAAGATGATCTAGGTGATTTAGATGAACAAGTGTTTGATGATGTACAAGAATTCTTTTTTGAAGAAGATACATTTTCTTTTAACGAGGAACCACAGTTTGAAATGGAAATGCCTATGGAAATGGAGATGGATACATTTCAATTTGCAGAAGAGTTTATAGAAGAATTTTTTATGGAGATGGACCAAGAGTTTATGATGGAACCTGAAGGCATGGAAATGTCTGATGGCCCTATCGTTATGTTTGTTGATGACCAAATGATGGAAGAGATGTATGAAGAATCTAATGAGATTGTTGCAACATTCCTACCTATGATGCCAGATGAAGAAGAAGGTTTCTCATCTGAAGAATCTTTTGTAACAGACGAACCACCTATGTTTATGGAACCAGAAGAACAACCACAACAATTTTCTAATGAAACATTTCAAGAAGAAGAGATGATGGAAGAAGAGCCACCTATGATGGTTGAGTCTTTTCCTGAAGAAGAAATGGTAGAAGAAAAACCAGAGATGATGACAGAATCTTTTCCTGAAGAAGAAATGATGGAGGAAGAGATGATGGAAGAGGAGCCAACAGAAATGGCTGAAGAAGAAATGATAGAAGAAGAAAACACAGAGATGGCTGAAGAAGAATCTGTTGAAGAGAAACCTACTAAAATGGTACAAGCAACAAATGAAAAAGAAAAAAAAGAAGAAATTAAAGAAAAGAAACCTACTAGCGAGACTCCTAAAAAGTCCTCTGTTCAAACAAAAAAGATTGCCAAACAAAAAAGCATACAACAGAAAAAAGCTCTCATCAAAAATATTGACAAGGTAATGGCTAAAGTAGACAAGGATATAAAAAACATATCTAAGAACTTACAAATAAAAAATATAATAAAATTAGAAGCTATGACTAGTGATCAAGTATCGTTAAACGTGTATGAAAACACAGTGTTTTATAAGCCAAAAGACATATACTTAGATCAATTAAATATATTTGATAACAGGCAAATATACCCAAATACTAGTCTTGCAAGTTATACTGAAAATGATAAGATTAAAGTCAAAGCAAAGAAACTTGGAGAGATAAATCTTAAGAAGCAACGGCTTTTGAATGAACTGGAGATATTAAAAAATGGGCAAACTTAAAGAACAACTTGCAGGAATCGCAGCTTTGATTGCAGCTATTGTTGCAATTGGTGGTGGCTTCGTGAAATACGGAGAGATCACAACTAGATTAGATTCTTTACAAACTGTAGATACAACAAGTATTGAAACATCACTAGCAGTATTAGAAGAAAAAGTTGAAATGTTAGAGACTGCAGACACATCACATACACATGACACATCACATACACATGATGATACAGCAACTAAAATATTAGAAAAAGAAATAGAACTTTTAAAAGTACAGATAGAAGAGATAAAAGTATCTTCTTCCAATCCACTAGCAAATTAATGAACCTTTCACGGAACTTCAGCTTACAAGAGCTAATTAAATCAGACACTGCCATCAGGCGTGGTATTGATAATAATCCTAACGCCGATCAGATAGAAAAACTAAAAGCGTTATGTGAAAACATATTGCAACCGGTTCGTGATC